GTGGGGCACAGGCGCTGTTCCCTGGGACGCGTTGAAGGACACCAGCCTGAAGCAGGGTGTGCCTGACGCGGTGGCCAGCATCGTGGTGCGCCACGAGTGCGGCGAGGACAGCGTCTTGCAGTTCAACAGCTACGACCAGGGCCGGACCAAGTGGCAGGCCGACACGGTGGACATCGTGTGGTTCGACGAAGAGCCACCGCTGCCGATCTACTCCGAAGGCTTGACGCGTACCAACGCGACAGCCGGCCAGGTGTTTGTGACGTTCACGCCGCTGCTGGGCATGTCCGAAGTGGTCAAGCGGTTTCTGCTGGAGAAGCCCGCAGGCACGCACGTCACCACCATGACGATCAGCGACGCTGAGCACTACACGCCTGAACAGGCTGCAGCCATCATCGCCAGCTACCCGGAGCACGAGCGCGAGGCTCGGGCCAAGGGCATTCCAATTCTGGGCAGCGGCCGGGTGTTCCCGGTGGCCGAGGAGGCAATCAAGGTTCGGGCGTTCCCGATCCCACCGCATTGGCCGCGCATCGCCGCGATTGACTTTGGTGTGGACCACCCGACAGCTGCCGTGTGGCTTGCCTGGGACCGCGACCAGGACATTCTGTACGTCACCGACTGCTACCGACGCAGCGAACCCGGCATCGCTGGGCATGCGATGGCCATCCGGGCCCGAGGTGAGTGGGTTCCACTGGCTTGGCCGCACGACGGCCTGCAGCGCGACAAGGGTGGTAGCGGTGAGCAGCTGGCCAAGCAGTACCGCGATCAGGGCTTGAACATGCTGAAGGACCGGGTGACGTTCGAGGACGGCAGCAACGGCGTCGAGGCTGGCTTGTCTGAGATGCTGACCCGCATGCAGACAATGCGCTTGCGCGTGTTCGCCCACCTAGAAGACTGGTTTGAAGAGTTTCGGCTGTACCACCGCAAGGATGGCATGGTCGTTAAGATCAGCGATGACCTGATGTCCGCAACGCGATACGCCATGATGGGCCGTCGCTTTGCCAAGACGCAGGAAGAAGCCGAAGGACGCATGCGCAACGGGCGCATGCCTGCGCCTGTGCTGCCCTTTGGTGTGTTTGACGAAACAGCAGGATACTGAGGAACCCCATGGAAATCCAACCACAACAGATCGACGTAGAGGTCGAGGAGCAAGATCCAGAAGTGCTGCGCCAGCAGAAAGAGGAAAAGCTGCAAGCCTTTGGCGCTACGCTGGGCGCGCAGCGTGACGAGTGGATTCGATCGCGCAACTCATTCGGCGTCGACAAGCGTTGGATCGAGGACGAAGACCAGTACAACTCCAAGGACAACGTCAACAAGGCAGCCAGCCAGATGATGACGTCGGTGGAGCAGGGCTACCCGGTCACCACCCAACACGCCAAAGCGCACCGCTCTACGGTGTTCATTGGCATGACTCGGCAAAAGGCCAACGCGGCCGAGGCCCGGATCGCGGACATCTTGCTGCCAACCGACGACCGCAACTGGGGCATCAAGCCCACGCCAAACCCCATCATGATGGGGCAATCCAAAAACAACGAGCCTGCGGTCAACAGTCAAAACCGGCCAATCCTGGGCATGGATGGCAAGCCCACGCCGCCTGGCCAAATGCCGCCGGCCGGTGCGCAGCAGCTGCGCGTGCGCGACGTGGTCAAGGCGACCATGGAGCTGGCCAACAAAAAAGCAGAGGCGATGGAGCGCGAGATCGACGACCAGCTGGTCGAGTGCGAATACAACGGCGAGCTGCGCAAGGTGATCCACGACGCGGCTGTGCTGGGCACGGGCGTGATCAAGGGCCCGATCGTGACCAACCGCACGCGCAAAGCCTGGCAGCCAATCACCGATTCGACCGGCCAGACCGTGCACCAGATCGAGATTGTCAAAGAGGTCACCCCGGCGTCTTTCCGCGTTGACCCGCGCAACGTGTGGCCAGACCCCGGCTGCGGCGAGTCCATCCACAACGGCAAAGGCATCTACGAGCGCGAGCAGATGACCGCGAAGCAGATCCGCGACTTGGCCAAACAGCCAGGCTTCATGAAGGGCCAGCTGCGCAAGGTGCTGGAAGAAGGCCCCAAGCAGTCGGCCACGCTGCGTGAGCTGACTGACGAGGACCAGCGCGACATGGCCCGCCTGACTTACGAGATGTGGACTTACTGGGGCGAGGTCGAGCACGAAGACCTGGAGGCCACAGGCGTCTCGCTTGGCGAGAAGGACCAGCTGCGATCGATCAGCGCCTGCGTGGTGATGATCAACAACACGGTGGTCAAGGCGTTCCTCAACCCGCTGGAAGGCGGCGACCTGCCATACGACTTCTACGTGTGGGAAAAGGTTGCTGGCAGTGTGTGGGGCTACGGCATCCCATACCTCATGCGCGCACAGCAGCGCGTGCTGAACGCCGCGTGGCGTCAGATGATGGACAACTCCGGTGTGTCCAGCGGCCCGCAGATCGTGGTCAAGCCCAACTCCATCCAACCCGCCGACAAGCAGTGGCAGCTGTCTGCCCGCAAGATCTGGTACGCCACCGACGACGTGGACGACGTCAGCAAAGCGTTTACCGCATTTGAGTTCAACAGCCACCAGGGCGAGCTGTCCAACATCATCAAGATGGCCACAGAGCTGGCCGATGCCGAGACCGGCGTGCCCACGATCATGCAAGGCGAGAAGGGCGCAGCGCCTGACACCGTGGGCGGCATGCAGATGCTGATGACCAGCGCCAACGTGGTGCTGCGCCGACTGGTCAAGCAGTTCGACGACATGATCACCAAGCCGCACATCCGCCGGTACTACGACTACAACATGATGTACAACGAGGACGAAGAGGTGAAGGGCGACTTCAGCATCGACGCCCGAGGCTCCAGCGCCCTGGTGGTGCGTGACATCCAAAACCAGGCGTTCTTGAACCTGCTGGCCGCTGGCGCGAACCCCGTTTACGGCATGTACCTGGACACGCAGAAGCTGTTCGAGAAAGCGCTGCAAGCCCAGCACATCGACCCGGCCGACGTGTTCAAACCCGAGGAAGAGATCGAGCAGATCAAGGAAGCGCAGAAGCAGGCAGCAGCGCAAGGCCCGGCACCCGATCCGGCGCTGGCCATTGCGCAGATGCGCGGCGAGATCGAGATGCAGAAAGCCCAGGCGCAAAACCAGGGCGACCTGCAAGAGCTGCAGGTGCGCCAGCAGATTGCGCAGCAAGAAGCCCAGTTGCGCATGGCCGAACTCCAGTTGACTCGCGAGATCGAGATGCTGAAGATGTCCAACCAACAGAACATCAGTCTGGAAACGATCAAGGCCAAGCTGGCGGATACCGCGATCAAAGAGCGCAGCCGCAAAGAACTTTTCGCTGCCGAGCAGCAGCTCAAACTCAACACCGGTTCCGGTATCTAAGGAGATCACGTCATGGCAACAAACCCCAGCACAAAAAACCCGGAAGGCGGCGACGCCGCGCAAAGGCTTGCCAAAGCAATGGCCCAGGCAGGCAGCAAAGAGTCGGAGATCCTAAGCACTCTGCTGGATGCCGGATACGACGACACCTTCGCCGACGAAGTCGCGTCTGACGCGGCCTACGCGGCGCAGCAGGCTGTAACTCTGGACCCATACGCGGCCGACAGCAACGCCAACGTTTTTACGTACGCCAACCAGCATATCAGTCGTGACGGCAGCGTTGATTCCTTCGTCAACAGCTTGGAAGGCGCGGGCTACTCCGGCGGCTATGCGGGTATGCAATACACCCGCGCGGCTTTGGCTGCCGGGCTTTCGGCTCAAGAGATTGAGAACCGAATGAAAAACGCTTCGGACAAAAGCGCCTACGGGGGCTTCAAAAGCTACATGGATATTTACGGCCCGGCCGCTGCTGACCAAGCTCAGGCGGGTGCAACCCAGTCTGGCGGCACAACCCAGTCTGGCGGCGCAACCCAGTCTGGCGGCACAACCCAGTCTGGCGGCACAACCCAGTCTGGCGGCACAACCCAATCTGGCGGCACAACCCAATCTGGCGGCACAACCCAATCTGGCGGCACAACCCAATCTGGCGGCACAACCCAATCCGGCAGCGGCGTTACCGGTGCTGCAACAATTACGCCAAGCGGCTCGACTTCCCAAGCAGGCTACACCCCTGGCAGCACTACCGGTGCTGCAACAATTACGCCAGGTGCGGGCACAACCGACGCAAGTTATACCCCTGGCAGCACTACCGGTGCTGCAACAATTACGCCTGGTGCGGCCTCGGCTGACGCGGGTTACATCGCGGGCGGGATTACCGGCGACGCAAAAGTGACGCTTGGGGCCCCGGTAATGTCTGACGCAAGCTACACCCAGGGCAGCACAACCGGTTCCGCAACCCTCACGCCGGGCAGAACCACCGGGGCGGCGACGGCGCTCAAGCAAAGCGCGCCGGTCACGCTGAAAGGCAGCGGGCTGATTTCCGGGGCAGACCAGCTAAGCAGCTTGTCCACCGTGCCGCTGTCGCAATCTGGCGCTTCCGGCCTTATCACCAGCAACATGATGACGCCCGCAAAAACGGCGTCGGCCAATCTGCCACCTGGCGCAGTGGTGCCCAACAACGACGGCATCCCTGGCTTCAGGACCTTTGCGCCGGGAACCGTTGGCAGCCCGTCGATCACGCCAGGCGTCATCAGCTACAAAAACCCGGTCACGGGGCAGCGGGTTACGTACCCAGCAGGCACGCCAAGCCCCGGCGTGGGTTGGATTATTGGTTAATCCCGTACACCAAACAGACCTGGCCATGCAATACCGTACAAACAAAAAGTGTTGCATCCAGGCCACAGTTTGGTCTACAATTTCTTCGGGCGAAGTGCGCCCAAAATTTCCAAAGCCAGCCCTCAAGCTGGCTTTTTTGTAAATGATCAACTACTCCTCCGACACCTGGCACCAGCTTCGCAAGTGGACTGAAGACCAACTGCAAGCGGCCAGGCAGAAGAACGATGCCGTCGGACTCTCCGACATTGAGACGGCAGCGTTGAGGGGTGAGATCCGAACACTGAAAAGAATTCTCGACTTGCCCAATGCGGCAACTCGGGGTGTAGCGGCCGAGCCGGATTCCTGATCCCGCCCGGCCTTTTAAGTGGGCCACCGAAAGGTGGCTTTGTTTTTGGAGAGCAAAAAGTGGAAGAGAACCAACTGTCTTCGGAAGAAGCACAAGCCCTTTGGGACCAAGAGGCCGCAAAGTTAACTGCCAGCGCTGACCCGCTCGCGGATAACTCCTTGGCCACTGCGCCGGATACGCCGCAGGCTGACGCCCAAATCGATCTTGAGTCGCAAGCTCAAGAAGCGCAACAACCGGAGCAAGCGGAAGATCCCTACGCTGGGCTGTCCCCGGCGGTGCGAGCCCAACTGGCGCGTATCGACGAACTGTCCCAAGCAAATGCTCAATTGCTGCACCACGTAAAGACTACTGAGGGTCGCGTGGCTGCTATGCAGCGAGAGGCTCAGCAGGCCCGTCAGGCAGCGGCGACAGTCGCACCGCAAGACGCGCCAACGCAGAACGCTATCGCTTCAGCGGCCAAGAACCCGGAGAAGTGGGAGCAGCTCAAGCAGGATTTCCCCGAATGGGCTGGCGCGATGGAGGAATACGTCGCATCCAAGTTAGGTGGAGTGCAACAGCCGCAGAACGTGTTGACGCCCGAACAGGTGTCCAACTACGTTCAGCAGCAGGTCGCACAAACCCGAGCTGAGATGGGTCGCCTTCTCGAAGAGACCCGCATCGAAGCGAAGTACGAAGACTGGCGCGACACGATCAACACGACCGAGTTTGCGCAGTGGTTTACCGTACAACCCGTGGAGACGCGAGCGCTCGCAGACAGCCCAGCAGCAAGAGACGCGATCAAGATGCTTGACCTGTTCAACGCGTCAAGATCAATCTCAGCTTCGGACATCCGGCAAGAGCGCGGAGCCCGTCTCGCGGCAGCCGCGACAACTCGACCTGGGGTGACCCCGCCGCGCAAAACGCTGGCGGATATGTCGCCTTCAGAACTGTGGAACTACGAAG